AGTGGTGAATTTTCTTATATGAAAGAGCCTTATGATGTACATAAAGCAATCAGAATAAAACTAGATGATATAATAAATAATCATCAGTTTTTAACTGACTTTGGTTCAATTGAAGGAGGTAAGATGAACAGCTAATGGCTGTTACTGAGATAGAAGAAATAGTATTTAGATTAAAAGCAGTCCAAAGAGGTATTGAACAAATACCATTTAATTCTATGGAACAGGAACTCATATGGAGGAGTATATATGAAGAGATAAAACAGATACAGGAAACATTACAAGAAAATGAAGCATTTAAAACTGAAATAGTTATTAACTAAAGGAAGAAACTTATGCTAGAACATTTAACATCTACCAAAGATAGAAATATATTTTTCCCAGTATTTTCAGAACCTGTTCGTGGACTTTTTAGTGGTCTAGAAGCATCTAAGAAAAAGATGCTTACGACATGGACTTCAGAGGATGAGTATCGTGAAAATCTTTCAAAGAAATATCTGTCTGTCGTCAACGAAAATTACAGAGTTGTAGAGAATAAAGAAATTCTTCTACCTTTACAGGAGCAGATGGTAAATTACTTTGATCCCACAGTTCTTAAAGGAATAAAGATTAAGGATACAATCCTTAAAGATGGTGCAGTATGCTGGTCAGAGTATACCTTCCCAGATATTTCTGAAGGAATTACAGCAAAGGAGAGTGGACACAAAACAAAGTTTAATCTTAGATATATTCTTAAGAATACCTTTGATGGAAGTGGCTCGGTCATGCTGTACAGTGGGGATATTGATACCTTCTGCACTAATGGAATGATCTCTGGATCATATGACATTACAAAGAAAAGGCATACAAAGAACTTCAATACAGAAGGTTTCCTAGATGCTTTTGATAAGACATTAGTGACCCATAAGAAACAGGTAGAGAAGTATCAGAAATGGGCTGACACGTTTATCTCTGCACCAAGAGTTAGGAAGCTGTTAGAAAATCTTACAAAATCTTCAATAAATAATTGGAGGGTTAAGAAGAAGAAACATACACTCTCTGACAGACTGTATCTCCAGTTTGCTTACGAGGTAAAAACCAGAGGCCAGACTGTCTTTGCTTTGACCTCTGCAATGAGTGCCTATGCTTCCCATAACTCAACTCTTTTCCCTGTCTCCAAGGCAGGTGATGCAGGGACTTTGTTAAAGAGACAAGAAAGGGTTGGAGCATGGCTTAATTCTCATCACTTTAAAGCTATGCTAGAGCATGTCTAATGAAAAAGTATTTACTATGGGGAGTCTTTATGACTCCCCTTTTTTTATGTATGTCTGCTAAAGCTGACATGCTAACCCTCCAACAACAGATCACTTGTTTAACAGAGGCTGTTTATTTTGAGGCTAGGAGTGAGAATTTTATTGGACAACTAGCAGTAGCTAATGTTATACTGAACAGAGTTCGGCATGTTAAATTTCCTAACACAGTATGTGACGTAGTACATGAAGGACGCTACTGGAAAGGTAATCCAGTCAGAAACAAGTGCCAATTTTCTTATTGGTGTGATGGTAAGTCAGAGAAAATGAAAGACAAGACTGCTTTAGAACAAGCTAAAAACATAGCAATCCTTTCTCTAGCTGGTGCTAGAATAGACAGGCTGGAAAATGTTTTATACTATCACGCATCTTATATGCGACCCTACTGGATTTCTTATGTAGATAGGGTAGAGAAAATAGGAACCCATATATTTTACAGGAGTAAATAGGATGTCTAAAAATCTTTGGGATAAAGATAGAAAAGTTATTGTGCGTCAACTCATTAAAGAATATTTAGAAGAAGGGTATTCAATTAAGGAAGCAAAGAAGTATGCTAGTGAAGAAGCTAATGAAGTTATGGCAGATAAGATGTCTTTTGTAGAGAATATTCAAAATGAAGCATGGGAGAGTGAGGATGGATAGATGGGTGGTGCGTCTAAAGAATAAAAATCAAACAGCAAGTTGGAGATTTAATTCAAAAAGAAAAGCAGAAGACTTTTTAAATGATAGAAGAAAACTTGTGCAACACTTAGGATATGACCCCGATCAGGTGTACTTATTAGTTCCTGTAGAGAGAGTTCTTACGAACTCTACAGGGACTAATAAGAATGGAGGAAGGACATGAAACAACTCCCACTAAATTTGAACTACGAGTCCAGTGATGATGCCTTAGTACAAAAAATGGCTACGGAAGCAGTAGAGGATGGTGATTTTTCCAGTTGGGATCATGCCTATGAAAGTATATGGGGATGGTATGAGGAGGAATTAAAAATAGGAGAGGAGTATGACTAGTCAATTTATTAAACACGTTGCTTGTGAAAATTGTGGATCATCTGATGGTAATGGTTTATATGATGATGGTCATCAGTATTGTTTTGTCTGTGAAACATTTATTTCTAATGAGGAAGGTGACGAAATGCCAGACACTGTAAGGAAGGCTCCCATACAGGGAGTATATACAAACATTTTATCTAAGGGAATTCTATCTGAAATTTCTGATAGGCGATTAACTTTATCTACTTGTAAGTCTTACGGAGTTACAGTTGAGCTAACTAATGAGGCTGTTACAAAACATATATATCCTTATTATAATTCTGAAGGACATCATGTAGGAAATAAAACTAGGGTAGTAGCAACAAAAGAATTTAGATCAGAAGGTAATATAAGTGATGGTGTTCTGTTTGGTCAGAACAAGTTTGATCCAACAGGAAAGTATATTACTGTTACAGAGGGAGAGCTAGACGCATTAGCATGTTACCAAATATTTGGTTCTAAATGGCCTTGCGTCTCAGTTAAGTCTGCTTCTTCAGCACTAGCAGACTGTAAGAAAAACTTTAAGTATTTAAATTCTTTTGATAATATTGTATTATGTTTTGATAATGATCTGGCAGGAAGAACTGCAGCCAATAAAGTTGCAGCTATTTTCGAGCCACATAAATGTAAGATTGTAAATCTTAAATCTTTTAAAGATGCAAGTGATTATCTAAAGGCTGGACAAAGGGAAGAGTTCATTCAGCTATGGTGGAATGCTACACCTTATACTCCTGCTGGTCTTATAAATCTAGGAACTCTTGGTTCTTCTTTGTATGAAGAAAATTATTGTGAAACTGTGAGCTATCCTTGGACTGGACTTAATGAGAAAATCTATGGGATAAGAACTGGTGAGCTTGTTACCTTTACCAGTGGTACTGGGATGGGTAAGAGTAGTGTACTCAGAGAGTTAATGTATCACATTATGAAAAATACAGAGGATAACATAGGGATATTTGCTTTAGAGGAAAGCATAAAGAATACTGCATTTAATATCATGTCCGTAGAGGCTAACCAAAGATTATACATTAAAGAAATCAGAGATACATTTTCATTAGAACAGTTAAAGGAGTGGGAGAATAATACCATTGGAACGAATAGGTTTGTAGCCTTCGATCACTTTGGTTCTATGTCTAATGAAGATATCCTTGGGCTTGTCAGGTTTATGTCTAATGCACTGGACTGTAAGTGGGTAGTTCTTGACCATATATCAATGGTTATTTCTGGACAGCAGGACGGGGATGAAAGACGTAACATAGATAACTTGATGACTAACTTAAGAAAGATCGTCGAGGAGTGTAATATTTCTCTGCTTGTTGTGTCTCACCTCAGAAGGACATCTTCTGATAGAGGACATGAGGAAGGAAGAGAAGTATCTTTAGCCCACCTTAGAGGATCACAGAGCATAGCTCAACTGTCTGATGCTGTTATAGCCTTAGAACGTAACCAACAGTCTGAAGACCCAACAGAAGCGAACACTACAACCATAAGGATATTGAAAAATAGATATACAGGAGAGACAGGTATAGCTACCTACTTGTTTTATGATAAGGAAAGTGGTAGAATGTCAGAAATATCTAATCCTTTTGAAGGAGACAGCGATGAGGTGCATAGTTGACATAGAAACAAATGGACTAATTAAAGAAGCAACTACTGTGCATTGTATTGTAGCCGCAGATATAGATACAGGACAAAGCTATGTATTCAAACAGGCTGAATGCTATACAGCTTTTCCTGTATGGGCTAAACAAGTTCAGAAATTTATAATGCATAACGGTATTTCTTTTGATGCTCCAGTTGTCAACAAACTTATAGGAAAAACAATTAATTTAAATTCTGTTACAGATACTCTTATTTTATCTCAACTTTATAATCCCATGAGAGAGGGTGGACATTCTCTAAAAGAGTGGGGTGATAAACTTTCTTTACCTAAAGAAGAGATAGATGATTTTTCTCAGTTTACTGAGGCGATGTTAGATTACTGTAAGCAGGATATAAACATAACCTATAAATTGTACAAACAATTAGAAGCTGAAGGAAGAAACTTTTCTTCTCGCTCTGTAAAATTAGAACACGCAATCAGGGCTGCTATTGATGTTCAAGAAAGTAATGGCTTTGCTTTAGACATGCCTTACGCAATGACTTTGCAGGGTAAATTTGAGGACGAGTCAGACCAAATACAAAGAGAACTTCAAGAAATTTTTGAACCTATAGTAACCATCAGACATCACAAAACATCTGGTAAGAGATTGTCTGATCATGTAGAAGTATTTAACCCTGCTTCAAGAAAACAGATTGCTGAAAGGTTAATGGCTAAAGGGTGGACCCCTTCACACAAAACAGAAAAAGGAAATATAATTGTTGATGAATCTGTTTTAGAAAAAATAGATATGCCAGAAGCTAAAGCTATAACAAGATATTTACTTTTACAAAAGAGGTCTAGTCAGATCAAGTCTTGGATAGAGGCGGCAGGTGAAGATGGCAGGGTTCATGGTAGAGTTCTAACTTTAAAAACTGTGACGGGTAGGATGGCACACTATGCCCCTAACATGGCTCAAGTACCAGCTTCTTATTCTCCCTACGGGAAAGAGTGTAGAAATTGTTGGACTGTCTCTAATAAAGATACCCACACACTTGTAGGTACTGATGCTTCTGGGTTAGAGCTTAGAGCTTTAGCTCACTATATGAATAACGATTCCTTTGTTAAGGAAATACTTGAAGGAGATATTCATACAGCAAACCAAAAGATGGCTGGTCTACCAGACAGAGCTAGTGCAAAGACATTTATCTATGCATTACTTTATGGTGCAGGGCCAGCCAAGATAGGATCAATCATTGGGGGAAGTGCTGGTACAGGTAAAAAACTTATTGATACATACCTTTCCAACTTACCCACACTAAAACTTCTTCGTAATCAGGTACAGGAAGCATCAATGAAAGGCAAGATCAAAGGTCTGGATGGTAGATACCACCACACAAGATCACCACATAGCTCATTGAATACCTTGATCCAAGGAGCAGGAGCTATTATATGTAAGGATTGGTTGTTGCGTATCCTAGATGGTATTAATAAACTAGGCTTGGATGCTAAACTTGTTGCATCCATACATGACGAGTATCAATTTGAAGTGTCAAAGAAAGACGCAGAAAGATTTGGACAACTAACAGGAGATGCTATGAGAATGACAGCACAGGAATTAGAAATGAAATGTCCTCTAGACAGTGAGTTTAAGGTAGGTGAGACATGGGCAACAACACATTAATTAATTTTACAGATAAAGAAATAGATTGGGCAATAGATATGGGACAGCAAAGACATGGTGCAAAACATACATCATTCAGGGAGAAAACCAGAATGGGTAATGTAAGTAAAGTCTTTGGAGGTTCCCACATCTTAGGTGTGCTTGGAGAATTAGCTTATGAAAAACATACAGGAATTCAAATGGATAGAAATATTTATTCTGTTAGGGATCAAGGCTATGACTTTAAGACATCTAAAAATTCAGGTAATAATTTTAAGATTGATATTAAAACTATAACATATAATGGAGAAGGAGAAAAGGAACTAAAGGTTAAGGTTAGTGAATATACAAAAAAGATACCAGATGAATATGTTTTAATTTATATAGATAAGGACAACCTAAAAGAGGCAACTATCTTAGGTTGTATTAGCAGGTCTGATTTTGAAAAGAATAAAAAGGAGAAGCAGTACAGGAGAGACTACCCATCCACATACTATGTGGGAGAATCCTTGCTGTGTCCTATAAAAAGTTCTTGACTTTAAATATGACCTATGATACCATGTACTTTCAGTTAACTCAAAGGAGAAAATAAATGAAGACAACTTCCAGTAAAGTCCTCCAAGCTCTGAAGAAAGGTATGAGGGTAACACGTCGAACCGCTATTGAAAAAGGTTGGTGTGAGAATCTTACTGCTGTGATCTCAGTGCTTAGAAGTCAAGGTTATAATATTTTAACCAAGACTGCCTCAACTCCAAAAGGAAATCGGTATACTTACTATCGCCTTGCAGCTTAACATATTTTATTTGAAAGATCAGTGTTAACTTTAACTATAAGGAGTATTTAAATTATGGCAGTTATTTCAGGAACAGCTTACTGGGCTAGTATAGCCAGCCCTAACACAACCTTTGACGAGGATGGTGTTTGGACAGTTGATGTATGTCAATTAGATGCGTCAACTAAGAAGTTTGTAAAGGGTATTGGTCTTCCCATCAAGAATAAAGGGGATGATCGTGAGGATTTTGTGACGGTGAAACGTAAGGTTCGTCGCAAAGGTGGAGGCGTAAATCGTTCTCCAAACTTGGTAGACTCTGATCTCAAACCAATGTACAATACTCTCATTGGTAATGGCTCAAAGGTAAATGTACGTTTCAATACCTATGAGTGGGAGTTCGGAGGTAAAGCAGGTACAAGTGCTGATCTTGTGGGGGTACAGGTAATTGAGCTTGTACCTTATGGCACTGAAGGTACTGCTGAAGAAAAGGCTTTTGAGGCAGTATCTGGTGGGTACTCTTCTTCTGAAGAAGATATCCCTTTTCCCTCTAACTAAACTAGAAGGGGTCGAGGTAGCTATGCCAGTCCTACCTCGATCCCACTTTTTATAAGGGAATAAAATATGAAAAAAATAGATACCTTAGTAGAAGATATATATGATCTCTTTACCGATGCGTCCTCTGTTAATAAAGATGATCTAAAATTATCTGCTAGACAGTTATCAAGAGCTATGACAAATCATATTGTAAACAGGTTACTTGAAAGTAAACAACCTAAAAGGAAAAGAACCTTAAGGATGTCTCAGGTAGGCAAACCTCTGAGGCAACTCTGGTATGATCTAAAGGAATATCCTGTAAATGAAAAACCTTTACCTCATAATCAGATTAAATTTCTGTACGGAAATATTCTTGAAGAGCTTTTACTTTTCTTAGCCAGAGCCGCTGGTCATACTGTTGAGGAGGAACAAAAGAAAGTTGAACTGGACGGTGTAAGAGGACATAAGGATTGTCGAATTGATGGCGTAACAGTAGATGTAAAGAGTGCTTCTTCTTATTCCTTTAAAAAGTTTGAGAGTAATACGGTGGGACAGGATGATCCCTTTGGATATATCTCCCAACTCTCTGGCTATGCACAAGCAGAAGGAGATAGAGAAGCTGCTTTCCTAGCTATTGATAAACAGAATGGGAAGCTGGCTCTTTCACCTCTACATGAACTTGAATTTGATAATGTATCTCAAAGGATAGGAAAAATTAGAAAGGCTTTGGATTCCGATATCCCACCTGAGAGATGTTATTCAGATGTACCAGAAGGTAAAACAGGAAACAGAAAGCTTAGTATTGGTTGTAGTTACTGCCCTTATAAATTCTTTTGTTGGAGTGATATAAATGAGGGTAGAGGTTTAAGAACATTCCGTTATGCAAATGGTCCTAGATTCTTTACAAGGATTGTTAAACAGCCTAACGTGGAAGAAATTCCTTCTGGAATGACAAATGAAAACTAAGTATAAATCTCAGCTAGAGGTTGATACAGCAAAACATCTTAAAGAAAATAAGATGAAGGCACGTTACGAAAAGAAACGACTCCCCTATCTTTGGGTAGAGGAGAAGCATTATATACCAGACTTCTTTCTATCTAATGGGGTGATACTGGAATGTAAAGGAAGGTTCACTCTTGCAGATAGAAAGAAGATGCTGTTCATTAAAGAGCAGTATCCAGACATGGACATCAGGTTTGTCTTCTCTAATCCAAAACAGAAGCTTTGGAAAAAGGGAAAGATGACCTACGGTAAGTGGTGTGAGAAGAACGGCTATCTATATTGTAAAGCAGC